GCGTCGTTGACGTGGGCGCGAACTAGGGCGCAAATAGCCTCGATCAATTCGTGGTTGACTAGATCGTCAATCGTGAAAGTGGCGAACGGTTCCGCGTCGATGCCCTCGGCGGTGAAGGCATTGCCACGGTGAAACGTTATTTTTGTGCGGTCGTAATGTGTCATATCTTTTTTATCCGGTAGTCTGCGGGGTTGTGATCTAACAAAAAATTGTTGCTTGAGGCGTAGGCCATATCATCAAGAAAACCCGCTAATTCTTTAGCGGCCTCGGCGTATGTTTCAAACTGAACCGGCTCCATGCCGTCATGTGTCCAAGTGTTCTCCCATGTGTTGAGAAAAGTTAGGGTCTGCACTTCATAGGCCATCGTCATCGCTCCAAAAGTTAAAAAGGCGGTCGCACAAAATGCACCGTTCAACGGTAAATTCGTCGCGGGCTTCTAAAAGGTCGGTTCGCGCGCCGTCAAATGGGCACGTGTTGGGCTGATCTCCGGCGATTAGGTCAATCGGCTGCTTGAATTGTTTTGGGTTCATACCGTCACCTCCGTGACGCGATCAATTTGCCAGTCATCGCCGTCTATAGTAGTTTCAAACACTCCGCCGTCCAAGTTAATCGCGGTTTGCCATGCTTGATCTTCGTCCTCGGCCTCAATTTCAACGGTGCACTGAGTCACATAAGATGCTGTTACTTTGTAAGTTTTCATGCCGTCACCTCTTTTTCAATGCTCATTAATTCCCATTCACCGTAACTAGACGCATGCTCAGGGTCTGCATTGACCTCCGCCCATGCTTGGGCTTCCGCGTCTGCTTCGTTTTTGGCCTCAATGGTGTAATTTGCAAAGGCAATGTATCTAATTTCAACTTGATAAGTTTTCATGCCGCCTCCGTCTCTGTGGTGCATGCGTCGCACTCGCTGCCGTGTTTTTCATATTGAGCCGTCTCAAATTCGATCATTGCCGCGTAAGAGCCGAAGTCGTATTCCTCACCACAATTCATGCATGTGTAGCACCATGCAACGTCAAAACCGATTGAACAATAGACGCACCCCGTCCAGTCTTCAGACGCTAACCATACATTGCCGGAATTGTCATTGACACCGGCGGAAGTGTATTTATCAATACTCAAACCGGCTGCGCGGGCGGCTTGAATACATAACACAAGGCGGTCAATATCCGCGCCTTGGAAAGTTTGAAAAAGATCGGTCATGATTTAGCTCCAAAGAATATCAAAATAGGCCAATGCGCCCACGGTTAATAGAAGGCCGATAACTACGGCGGCTGCGATGTCATAAATTGTTTGTTTCATGGCTTATGCCCTCCAGATTGAAAACGCGCCGTTATATTCGCGCCATGCGGTGACGGGTAAGGCCAATGCGTGCCATGTGCCCGCGCATTGACGTAAAACGCAAATAGTGCCCTTTGGGTGACCGGCGTTAAAGTAGTTCATTTCAGTTCCTTAATTTGTGCTTCGAGTTTGACAATGGCGCGTTTGACGCGCTCAATTTGTACGGGGTCACGGCTTTGGCTTAAAACGTGCCGTTGCCAAAACAGAGAGTTTTCTAAAACTTTGAGACTTGTCATACATTCACCGCCTTTGCAAAGTTAGGGGCTTCGCCGTTATAGGTTGCAACGCGAAAAGAATGAAAACCGGCGGCGATCGCGGCGGTTTTGACTTTCTCAATATTCGCGGCGTCGTTTGCGCTAGATGCAAAGTTTGCCAAAATATCTTCCATATAGTCACGCGTTTCGCCGCGCGCTAAGCCATAAATTAGAATTTCTTTCATGTTTGCCCTTTACTGTAGGTTAGGTTTTACCGTTGCATTGTTTGCGCCGGTGAATATATTGTAAAGAATTCTTTTACATTGTCAACAATTATTTTCTAGGGACAAACCCTTATGCGTGTGCGAATGTGTGCGGCGTGTGTGCGGTTTTTGCGTGCCTCAATGACCTACGCTCAAAGCCTTGTCGCATATAGTTTTTTGCTTATTGTGTGTCAATGTGAGTTATTAAAAAGATCATCTATAAAAATATGTCTATGTTATGTTAAGTAGCGCAAAGCGCTGGGCGGCGCGCGATTGAAAGTGCCCGCCACAATGACTCACATCACCCACAAACCGCGTGCACAAAGTTCGTGCCTTTTCCGCGTGGGTGTTTGTGGGTTATGAAAAGGGAATGACCCACAATGACTCACAAACCATGCGGCCATGCAAACCACGCGGGCATAATGGTGCAATGCAACATGGCCGCGCAAACCATGACCCACAATGACTCATGGCCATGCGGCAAAAATTGCCGAGGGGGAGGGGGTAGGGCCGACGGCAAAGGGCCAGCAAAAACGTAGTGTTCACGAACAATTTTTTTTTCTTACAGAATTTTTATTTTTTGTTGTAAACTCGCATCACGTGCAAAAAGCATGGAGAACACATGTTCCATTCGATTCCATTTACACCGCGCAAGGTCGAAGCGACAGAATCGCGCTTGAAGGCGGTATATGACGCGGCCAAGCTGGGCCTCAAGGGCGACGCACTGGCGTTAGCCGCAGGCATGCTGCCTATTGAATACAGACAACTCACGCAACTTGACCCCGTGGTGGAACTTGCCGCGCAGAAGGGCAAGGCGGATGGTGAGATTGAGTTGTCTCGCACACTACATACGGCGGCCCTCAATGGCGACGCCAAGGCAGCGTTAGAAATCCTCAAACATCAACACGGCTGGGTGGCCAAGCAAGCCATATCTGTCGAAGTGGATCAGCGCATATCAATCACTGGCGCGCTGGCTGAGGCAACCAAGCGAGCGCTGACAGTAGAAGATGCAACAATAATCGAGCCAACAATCCATGCAATCGACCATATACAGCGCTGAAGACGAACAGGAATTGATGGCGCGGCTGTGGGCGCCAGCAATCAAGGACAACCCGCTTGCGTTTGTGATGTTCGCTTTTCCATGGGGTCAGCCTGGCACACCGCTTGAGCATTTCAAAGGCCCACGCAAATGGCAACGTGAAGTCTTGACGCACATTGCTGATCACATCACCCAGAACAAAGGCAAGCTAGACTTCAACACCCTACGCCACGCTGTCTCGTCTGGCCGTGGTATTGGCAAGTCGGCCCTAGTCAGTTGGATTACAATTTGGATGTTGACCACGCGGATTGGTTCGACGACTATCATCTCGGCTAACTCAGAATCTCAGCTTCGCTCGGTCACATGGGCCGAGATTACCAAGTGGCTGGCAACCGCCATCAACAGCCATTGGTTTGAGGTGTCAGCCACGCGGCTGATGCCAGCTAAGTGGCTCACGGAGTTGGTAGAGCGTGATCTTAAAAAAGGCACGCGGTACTGGGGCGTCGAGGGGCGGCTGTGGTCAGCGGAGAACCCCGACGCTTACGCGGGTGTCCACAACTTCGATGGTGTGCTAGTCGTGTTCGACGAGGCGTCTGGTATTGACGACAGCATCTGGGCGGTGACCAGTGGATTCTTTACAGAGAACACGCCTAACCGCTTTTGGATGGCGTTCTCTAACCCACGACGCAACACTGGGTACTTCTACGAAGCGTTCAACAGCAAACGCGAGTTCTGGACGACCAAGGTGGTGGACGCCCGCACGGTTGAGGGGACGGACAAGCAGGTCTACCAGCAGATTATCGACGAATACGGCGCTGATTCTAGTCAGGCGCACGTTGAGGTCTACGGTCAGTTTCCGTCCGAGGGCGACGACCAGTTCATATCAGCCAGTCTGGTTGATGAGGCGATGAAACGGCCTAAGTATCAGGATCAATCAGCACCTATTGTGATCGGCGTAGACCCTGCACGCTTTGGCGCGGATGCAACAGTTATTGCCGTGCGCCAAGGGCGAGACATTATCGCCATCCAGCGCCATCGGGGCGACGACACTATGACTGTCGTTGGTCATGTGATTGAGGCGATTGAGGAATACAAGCCAGCACTGGTCGTGATCGACGAAGGCGGCCTTGGGGCTGGTATTGTTGACCGTTTGAAAGAGCAAAGGTACAAAATCAAAGGTGTCAACTTTGGCAATAAATCGGCAAATCCGGTCATGTATGGCAATAAAAGAGCCGAAATGTGGGGCAAAATGAAGGATTGGCTGAAAACTGCTTCAATCCCGCTTGACAGGTTTCTTAAAACTGATTTAATTTCGCCTATGATGAAGCCCGACTCCAAAGGGACTATCTTTTTGGAGTCGAAAAAGGACATGAAGGCACGCGGATTGGCCTCGCCTGACGCGGCTGACGCTATATGCGTCACT